CTTGGTCATCCACAAGGTCCAACAATCAATCTAGAGCGTGTTTCGCATATGATTAAAGAACTCAAACAAGACGGTTCAAATGTCATGGGTAGAGCTAAGATTATGTCCGAAACACCTATGGGTAATATCGTTAAGAATCTTATGGATGAAGGTGCTAAACTTGGTGTATCTTCTCGTGGTATGGGAACTCTTCGCCAAAAAAATGGTGTTAATGAAGTTCAAGGTGATTTTCAACTAGCAACTGCTGCTGATATCGTTGCTGATCCTTCTGCTCCTAATGCTTTCGTTGAAGGTGTTATGGAAGGCGTGGAATGGATACAAAATGTTAATGGTAGCTGGGTTTCCCAATATATTGAGGAAACACAAAAAGAGATACGTAGTGTATCTAAAGAAGACCTACAAGAAGCGAAGTTTAGAGCTTTTACTAAATTTTTAAAGCAACTCTAAAAGATAATGTTTTATAAATAATAATGAAATTGAAACAGAATTGAATATTTCAATAAGGAGATAACAGATGTCCGAAGCACAAGTACAAGAAACCGAAATGGACGCTGAAGTTCTTGATACTGAAGATGAGAATCTTTTAGAGTTCAAGGCCGACCTCGGCGATCCATCAGAACTTCCTGAGCCTTCTACAAAGAAGGCTGACGAAAAGAAAAAAGGCAAAGGCGATGCTATGCCTAAGTTAAAGACAAAAGCTGGTATGATTAATGCTACTGTTCAAGCTATGTCTAAAATGAAAAAAGAGGATCTCAAAGCAACTTATGGTAAGATGTTTAGTGAAGATTCTGATCTTGAAGAAGTAGAAGTACTTGAAGGCGAAGATGCACCACGTGCTCTTACATCAATTACTGCTGCTGACATTGACATCTCAGAAGATGTTGATGCAATCTTTAATGGTTCTGATCTTACAGAAGATCATAAAGAAAAAATCCAAACAGTATTTGAAGCTGCTGTAGTCGCAAAAGTCAACGAAGAAATCACAAAATTCGCCGTTGAAGTTGAGTCTGATGCAGAAGCAACGAATGTTGAGATTGTAGACGAACTTACTGAAAAAGTAGATTCCTATCTTGATTACGTTGTTCAAGAATGGGTCGAAGAAAATAAACTCGCCATCGAAACTGGCGTTCGCGCCGACATGGTAGAAGATTTCCTTCACGGTCTAAAAGGTCTATTCACAGAACATTATGTTGATGTTCCTGAAGAGAAAGTCGATGTTGTTGAAGAGCTTATTTCTAAAGTTGAAGAACTTGAGTCTAAGTTAGACAAACAAATTGACGAAAATGTTGAACTTTCCAGCCAAGTTAAAAGTGCTGCAAAAGAATCTGTTTTCTCAGAATCGACAGACGAACTTACTGACACACAAGTTGAAAAACTTCGTGGTCTTGCAGAAGGTATTGAGTTTGACTCAGCAGAATTATTTGCTAATAAAATTTCAATGCTCAAAGCTCAGTACTTTGATGTGATTGACGAAGCAGTTTCTACAGTCATTGTCGATGATGAGAATGATCCCGTTGCTCTTGAAGAAGAAAAAAATACAACTGGACCCATGGCTAACTATATGAGTGCCATTTCAAGATCCGTTACAAAATAGATTTATTATAAATAATTAATGAAGATGATATTAATACCGTAAGGAGAAAATCTAATGTTTTTATCTGAAGAACTACAAAAGAAGTGGGCACCAGTAATTGAGCACCCCGATCTTGGAGAAATCAAAGATCCACATCGTCGTGCAGTTACCGCAACACTTCTTGAGAACCAAGAAATAGCTGCTCGCGAAGGCGCTGGCGGCACAGGTGGATACCAAGAGCCAACGCTATTGGGCGAAGCCGCACCAACTAACGCAACAGGTGGCAACATTGATAACTTTGATCCAGTACTTATTTCACTGGTTCGTCGTTCAATGCCAAATCTAATTGCATATGACGTTGCTGGCGTTCAGCCAATGACTGGTCCAACTGGACTTATCTTTGCAATGCGTCCACAGTACAAAGAACAAGGTGGAGATGAAGCTCTCTATAATGAAGCTCTTACATCATTCTCTGCTTCTTCTAACAACTCTAGTGGTTTTGCTAACATCAATCCTGGTCGCGATCAGGCTGCTGGTGCTGGCACAGTTCAAACTGGCGCTGATCCCACCGCACGTGCTTCTGGTTCTGGCTACACAGTCACACCTGGTATGGCTACAGCTTCTGCTGAAGCTCTTGGCGATGCTGCTGGAAACCATTTCTCAGAAATGGCATTCTCAATCGAGAAGATTTCCGTAACTGCAGTTTCTCGTGCTCTTAAAGCTGAGTACACAATGGAATTGGCTCAAGACCTTAAAGCTATCCATGGTCTAGATGCTGAAACAGAATTAAGCAACATTCTTTCTGCTGAAATTCTTGCTGAGATCAACCGTGAAGTTGTTCGTACTATCAACTACACAGCTACTGCTGGTGCTCAAGAGAATACAACTTCTGCTGGTACTTTCGACCTTGATGTCGATGCTAACGGTCGTTGGTCAGTTGAGCGTTTCAAAGGTTTAGTCTTCCAAATCGAGCGTGAAGCAAATAAAATTGCTAAAGACACTCGTCGCGGAAAAGGCAACATCATGATTTGTGGTTCGGACGTTGCGTCTGCTCTTCAAATGGCTGGTGTTCTTGACTATACTCCTGCTCTTAGCGTAAACTTGAATGTTGATGACACAGGTAATACTTTTGCTGGTGTTCTTAACGGTCGTATGAAAGTCTATGTAGACCCATACTTCTCAAGTGCTTCTGGAAACCAGTATGCTACAATCGGTTACAAAGGCGCAAGTGCTTTTGATGCTGGTATGTTCTATTGCCCATATGTTCCATTGCAAATGGTTCGTGCAGTTGGCGAGCAGAGCTTCCAACCTAAAATTGGCTTTAAGACTCGTTACGGCATTGTTGCTAATCCTTTTGCAACAACTGGCGCTAATGGCGTTATTTCTAGCCAACAGAAGAACATCTATTACCGCATTATGGCAATCGCCAACTTGATGTAAGTAATACTTTAATAAT